CACAGTAGATGTTGCTACAGTTGACACTCAACCTGAAATTTTCACTAGAAAACCACCCAATGCAGATGATATTGCTCAGATTAGCAATCAGCAAGATGTTAATTTCGTTGTTGCAGCTTGGCTAGATGAGTTAGAAATTTATAAAATCTCAAAAGATTTAACATTGCTTCCTGCTCTGCCTCCCATTGCAGTTGAAGGATACTTCCCACTGTATAGATTGGAGTCTGAAGCAATCAATGATCCTAATGGTAATGGTACAACTCACGCACACCAACTAGGTGGTGTTACATATTATATGCCTAATGGTCTAGGTGATGGTCAATACCATGGCAACTATAGCCAATAATTATTACCTTTATATAAATAACACAAACAGGAACTATTATGTTAGCAACAGATCTCCTGATAGTTGGAAGAGGTAATACATCTTTTCAGACTACAACAGAATCACTTAAATCTTTTATACTTAGTGACGTAGAAATAGAAGCTCCTGAGGGTCAATTTGTAGAAATCTCTGGTGATACAATGACTGGAGATCTTATATTATCAACAAATCTAAGTGATTATGCTTTAGCAGATGATAAAATTGCTGTTACTAAAGAATATCTTTCTAGTGAAGTTGATGATCTTGATGGTAAAATTACTCAACTTGGAGTAGACCTTGTAGAGGTAATCAATAATACTATTGATGCCCTTAAACTTGATGATCTATCTGATGTTGAAGCTAGTGGTGCAACTGATAACCAGATTATTAAATATAATGCAGATAATAATAGATGGGAAGCATCCACCCTTTCCCTACAAGGAAATATCAATTATGTTGGTACTATTGACATAAGTGCAGCTTTGCCTCAGGAGGTTGGTGAACTCAATGAAGCATATGAAGAAGAGACTCCTGAAGCACTTGCAAACTATGGTAGATTGTATGTAAACACTGGTACAGGTTCTACAAACGCTGCCTTCAGTGAGGTTTCTCAAGTCCTTCCTACTGCATCTGGTGGTGAGTTCATTGGTATTGGTCTTGATGGCAAGTATCACTACCTAGGAGATATGGGTGGTGGTCTGACCTTTGATTCATTCAGTCTAATTCAAGAACCTGCTGTTGAAATTACCACTGGTTCAGATGGAAAAGAAAACTCAGGCACAATGGTGTATAATGAGGGCACAGGTCAGTTTACTTTTACTCCTGTTGACCTATCAACTAAAATGCCTCTTGACTTCTCTGTACTTCAAGAACTACCCACTGTATAAAACTATTTTAAATCCTCATGTCTCAGAACAACAAACCAGTTGTTGAAAGAGATGCAGAGGAGAAAAGAGAATGGTTAAGTGACTTGGTAAAATTAATAGTATTAATATGGAGTGCCTCTTTACTCACTGCATCTTATGTAAGATTACCAAATGGTCAAAAAATACTTGACTTCGATCCTACTTTTATCGCTTCTGTATTCTCAGGAAGTCTTGCAGGATTCGGAATTGCTGCTGCAAAGAACGGGGGTCTTGGCGGACAGAAGAAGAGGGAGGAAAATCTCCCAGTCGCATCAGCTATTGAACCAAAATCAAAATGAGTATATCCAAACCCCAAAATAGAGCTGAATTTAAACAGCACATTCTTACAAAATTGGGCGCTCCTGTGCTTGAAATCAATGTGTCTGATGAACAAATGGACATTGCCATTGATGACGCCTTTCAATTTTTCAATGAGAGGAATCATTTCAATGGTGTTGAGAGAATGTATCTCACTGTAGATACAAGTAATGCTGTTTTCAGGTCAAGTTTCTCTAGTTTTAAGGTAAATGATGTACCTCAAACAGGAGCAAACAATAATCATAGAACTCGTGTAAGAAGGCAGAATAATTTTATTAAATTACCTGATGATGTTGTAGGTGTCACTAAAATTATCAGACCTAGGGGTGGTGCTGGAATTGGTGGTGGTGTTTTGCCACCTGGTTTTGGGTATCCAGGCTTACTTGCTGGTATAAATGGACAAAAATGTGACAATACTGGATTTGGTTTGGCACAATATTGGGTAATGCAACAATATTTGGCATTGATTGAGTTCACAATTTACCCTGCCAAGATGTATAATTTCAATCAAAGAACACATAGACTGTTTATTGATGGAAATTTGAATGATGTTGGTAGATTTTTGTGTTTGGAGACTATGATAAAACCAAATCCAGATATTTTTCCAGACTTATGGAATGATATGTGGTTAAAAGAGTTTGCAAAGGCACTCATTCAAGCACAATGGGGTAGAAATCTTACCAAATTTACTGGTGTACAACTCCCTGGTGGCATCAGTTTGAATGGGGATAGAATTTTAAATGATGCCCAACAGGAATTAGAGACAATTAAACAAAGATTTGCTATGGATTGGATGGATCCACCACTAGATGAAGTAGGATAAATAGTGGTAGTTGAATATATTTTATGAAATCCATTATTGGTGCTCTTGCTGCTACAATCCTCTCAGTGCCTGCTCTAGCACAACCAGAGGTTCAGCCAAAGAGTTATGATGCAATGGGATGTATGCTCCTACAAGAGTGTACTGAGGGTATTTCAGAGATATCATCTATTGATGATGTAAAAAAAATTTATCCCCAAGAAAAATTTGGCAATGTATCTGCTGAATTTAACAGTCTTCTTGGAGAGATGAGGCGCATTGGCATTGGTGTCTATGTTGCTGATGAGATGTACTTTCCTATCAGGAATAGAGGTGTATATCACACAGTCAGTAACAAGTTTTACCTAAACAAAAAGTATATGTGGGACGAGAAGCAACTTCTAGAGACCACAAGGCATGAAGGATGGCATGCTTCTCAAGATTGCATGGCAGGAACTATTGAAAACAACAGTATTGCCATCATTTTCAATGAAGAAGATGTGCCTAAAGGGTATCATATTCGTGCTGATATTGCATATGCTTTCCAAAAATCTGCCATTCCTTGGGAGAGAGAAGCAATCTGGGCAGGTGATGTTCACTACATGACTGTGAACGCCCTTAGGGCATGTGGTAGATCAGATAAGGACATGTGGCATATCTACCAACCAACTCCTATGACTGGTGAGTGGTTAATTGAAAATAATTTCTGGGATGGTAAGAAAAAATGAAATTTATAGTTCCTATAGTTCTACTTTTGTGTTTCATTGAGTTGTATCACATTAATCAGCATACTGAATACTGCAAAACAGAGGGAGAGTGGAGAAGATTAGAGAGACTCAGAGATAAATAATAATAAAAGGTAGTCGTGCCTCATACTAATCCATTTTTTTCTAATACAACTGGATATACAGGAGAGGTAAATCTCTTTGATGACCTAGTAAGGGAGCAGATAAAGATATATGGCGTGGACTTGATGTTCATGCCAAGAAGAATGTTAAATTTAGATGACTTGTTACATGAGTCAACTAAAAATGCATTTGAATTAGCAATGCCTATCCCTAGTTACATCAAAACATTTGATGGGTATGACAATGGATTAGAGGCACTGACCAAATTTGGTGTCAGAAATGCTGATGAGATTACCATACAAATCTCAAGATCAGAATTTACTGCACATTATGGTCCATTTGTAAAATCATATTACAATTCTATAGCAGGTAGACCAGGAACCTCTGAGCTACCAGAACTTGATGGAGAGACTGCCCAAAGACCAAAAGAAGGAGACCTAATTTACTTCCCATTTGATGATGGTTTATTTGAGATCAAGTATGTTCAACTTGATTCTCCCTTCTTTCAGTTGGGTAAGAACTATGTGTTTGAACTTCAGTGTGAGAAGTTTGAATACTCTGGTGCTACTATGGATACTGGGTATGATCAGATTGATGATACAACTGAAGAGATTGATTACTACTCACTACAATTAGATTTGATTGATGGTGTAGACACATTTATGTTTAAAGAAAGAGTATGGATATACAGTGTTGACACTGAGATAGCACCTAGGTTGTTAGAAGATGAAGATGTAACCTCAGGAGTAGATGTTTATATTGCTGATGACAACTCTAATCCTAGACCATTCAGTCTATATAAAGACCCTGGATTTACACACAAGGTTGATAGAGTGGAGGGCACAGTTCAATACTGGAATAGAGAGGATAAAATCTTAACACTAAATGATTTGTCTGACAATGACCCAACTCAAGATAATGAAGATGGTATTGTGGATGTAGACTTGAGAGATATGATCATCAATAAGTTTGATGAGGTGTTGGTAATTGGACAACACACAGGTGCTAAATGGTACTCCAAGAAAGCAGGAACCAGAAGAAAAGCATTTGATGATGAGCATATTATCCAAAAAGAATTTGATGAAATCAAGGTTGTTGATGACCCCAGAGATATCAATCCATTTGGTTTTGTCTAAATTTAATTATAAATAATGGTAGAATAAGGTTTGTAATGTTAGGTCAGTATTATTATCATCAGATTTTTAGGAAGTCAATAGTAGCGTTTGGCACAGTATTTAATAATATCCTTGTAAAGAGGAAAGACCCAAATAGAACAACTGAGGATAGTTTAGAATCATATAAAGTTCCTATTCAGTATGGTCCTACCCAGAAGTATCTGGCTATGATCAAGAATGAACCCAGAGCAGAGAAGAACTCTACTCAGATTCAAATGCCACGCATTGCATTTGAGATTAAAGGTTTGAATTATGATGGTTCTCGTAAAGTAGTACCTACACAATTTGCCAAAACATTTCCTAATAAAGATAGTGAGGCTGCTAATAAACCTATTCAGTACAGTCAGTATATGCCTGTACCATACAATCTTGATATTGAGATGTCAATTCTCTCTAAGAATCAAGATGATGGATTGCAAATTCTTGAGCAGATTCTTCCTAACTTCCACCCCTCACTTAATGTCTCAATTGTAATTATTGATGAGACTCATGAGGAGAGAGATATTGCTATTGTTCTAAATGGTGTAGGGTATACTGATGATTATGAGGGTGACTACTCACAGAGAAGGACTCTTATCTGGACACTGAACTTCACTGTCAAGACATATCTCTTTGGTCCAGTATCTGCATCCAAGGATATCAGAAAGGTTACTCTGGATTATCGTTCAGACATTGTTGCAAGACCAGCAGAACTCAGATACTCTGCCACACCTGTATCTACAGCAAATCCCAAAGTTCCTCGTGATCAGATTGATCCAACCAAGGAAGGATCATATAAGATTGTAGAATCTTATCAGGATGTTCACAGTGATGATAATGCTTTCTTCGCTTTAGACTAATGGATAAGAAAACTTCAGATGAGATTAGTAAAGAGTTAGGGATTTTTGATGAGACTCCTGTAGATGTAGAGATTGTAAAGGAAGCACCAAAACCAATCAAGAAACCCAGAGTCAAGATAAACCTTACTGATAAGAAAGAGGATCTAGAGAAAGACTATCAGTATACAAGAGCACAACTATATGATCTTGTAGAAAAGATGCAAGAGGCAGTTGATGGTGCATTAGAGACTGCTCAGGATAGTTCTCACCCTAGAGCATTTGAAGTTGCTCTCAATGGCATGAAAGCAACTTCTGAAGTGGTAGAAAAACTTGGTGATCTACAGAA